GCACGCAAGGTACAAGCAGGACATGGAGCGCGAGCGTCTACAACGCTTGGCGGCGTCGGTCGAAGCCCAGCCGAACGGTGTGCCGCTGCACGAGGCCGACCCAACCCGTGACGCGCGATTCAGGAAGATCGCGGAACACGCCTACGATGTCATGCGGGGGTGGCTAGACAAGCACGGGGACGAGATCGACGACCTGCTCCCGCGCTCGAAGCGGTGGGGTGGTTGGGTCGCCAACATGGCCGAGTTAGATGGTCGCCGTGGCGGAGGCGGCCAGTGGGCCGATCTCAACATCGTGTTTGCGACGACGAACCATCTGCCGGCGATGGGAATGCCGCCCAACAGCCGCACGTTCTACATAATCCTTCCCGTGCTCATCGCGCCGTTCTCCACACTGCACTTGACCTCTAGGGCATATGACTCGCGGGTCGCGTTCATTCACGAGTTCATCCATTACCTCGACGAGAAAAGGTACCCAGCGGGTACCGTCCAACAGTCGGCTGCCAAACGCGATGCTGGCGACATCAAAGGCTACTTCCACACGCCGGCCGAGTTCAACGCGTTCTATCAAGAAGGCGCCAGCAAGCTCATCTCGGACATCGACACGACGGTTTCGCTGAACGCTACGATGTTCGCCCCGCACGGGAAGCAGCATCCCAGGCTGGCGATCCTCAGTCGGGCGGTGCATGGAACCGCGCGCGACTGGATGACCTGGCTCCGCGCGCAGCGGTACTGGTACGCTGATTTCTTGGAGGCCGCGAAGGGATCGAAGTGGGAACGGAAGTTCTTGACGCGCGCCTCTCTACTGCAGCAGACAGCGCGCAAGCGCATCTCGAAAGTGGAGAGCGTCGTGATGATGCCGCGCGGGGTGTTGTTGTGGGAAGCTGGGCGCGAGAAGTTGATGGGTCAGACACTGTTGGCGGCGGAGCCATCACGACGGTTCAGGACCATCTATCGCGGCGTGCTCGCTGTCATCACTGAGTTCAAACCAGACGACTACGTGACGTTGAAGAGGGCATGGGCAATTACGCACGCAGGGCACATCGCCGCTGTTGAAGAAGAGGATGCCCACGTTATCCAGGCAACGGTGCGCGCAGAGCATGTCCGCGAGGCACCGAACCCCGGTGAGTACTTCTACGTCGGTCCCTCTGTGCGAGGTCGAGCCATCAAGCGCATCGCGGCATCCTGACCGTACACGAAGCGGCCCCGGCCAAGGTCTCCCCCAGCCGGGGCTCTCCGTCAAATCTCTAGGCGTGGCACGCGGCGTTTGAAGCGCGCCGCCAGCTTGCGGTGGTCGTTCTCTACGAGCGCCAGGCATCGCCGGCAGTGGATGTCCTTCAACGCGCTCGGAATGGTGGGCTCGGTGTGGTTGAGCATCACCGTTCCCCCACGCCCACAGCGGACGCCGCCGAGACCCGCCGCATGGCGGGTGATGTTCCCTTTGGTATCCACCGTCTCGATGGCCTGGATCATGCCACGGTCTCGATTCGCTTGCGCAGCTTCGAGCAGCCGCGGCCCGCTGCCACGATGGGCAGGACCTTGTGCTCGTAGTCCGAGGGCTCGTCCCCCTCCCACGACCAATTGATCCCACCGAAGTCATCTACGAATGGGTTTTTGGCCCCGGGCGGCAGGACCTTGGTGTACCACCGTGTCCCTTGACCGCCCGCCTTGCGTGCCATCTTCTTGCTCTCCTCCGGCGTGTGTCCACGTCCCCAGGAGTGCTCAAAGAGGGTCACGTACCAACGAAGATCCGTCATCGCTTGCTCCTCCCCCCAACGCGATGGTCAGGGGGTCAGTTCGTGTGTTCTCTACGAGTTGTCAAATAGCGTATCCTGATCGTCGCCCATCATTATACCATACCTGTCAAGCCCTAAGTTAAGTCTAGCAAACACGTTGCATTGATCCGGTGGACAGCGCGTGTTAGCTGCGCGTTAGGGCGTAGAGCGCATACGTTTGCGCACCATCAGCCACAAACGCGATGACCAGCCGCTTTCGTCGAGCGAGGTTGGCTTGTGGAAAAAAGCGAATTCGTCGGACGCAAACCCTCGCGGTTGTCTGGCTGGGTTGTCAGTATATTGTTGACAGAGTGGACGATACCCTTCGTCGGGTGTAGGCTTGAGGTGGAGGTTCAACGATGCATCCCGAGGACATGGCACATATCTGGGAACGATGGTCAAGCGGGGCGACCCTATTCGACATCGCATCCGAGTACGGTGTCGCCGCGTCCGTGCTCCACCAGGCGCTGCAGAGCTACCTGGCGTCTAAGGAGCGATGGGTGGGCGCGGCCTAGCAGCCGGCGGTTGAAGCGCCTGGCAGCGCCCTAGCGGCGCTGAGCTACCCTTTCCTCAACGCGCCACGGCGGGGCGGCCAGGTGGCAGGAGAAGGGGGCACCACCACACTGACCGCCCCGCCCGCGTGATGTATACTAAGGCTGACGGTCAACTCCGTCATCGTGTTTCGTGGAGGCGGGTGCGTAGCCCGCCTCCGCTCCTGTACGCATACGTGTGCGCCCTATTCCGCAAAGTGGACCTGGAAGCAGAGTGGACTCCAGGGTATCCTCGATGGCATGGCGAACACGAAGCTCATCCGGCCGTGTAGAAAATGTGGAATCTCCAGGGAGCATTACACCCGCCGCAACGGGCGGATCGTTTCGCCGTGCTGCGAGTGCCAGATCACGAAATCGAAGGAGCGGCAAGACGCCATCCGCGATGATCCAACCGCCTTAGACCGCCAGCGCGCCGAGTGGAAGCGGATCAAGAAGCAGCAACGGCTCGTAGAGCGCGGCGAAGTCAGGACGCACACGGCTGAGCCAGAGATCCAACCAGCGTCCATCAGGATGGTCGAGCGCCGCCGCCGCCGGAGAAAGCCGACCACACCCGAGGTCTCGCTCCCCGTGTCGCCATCGCGTCGGCGGCGTCGGAGCGCGGACACAGGATGACAGTACAGTGAGAGAGCCCTGGAACGCCCGGGGCTCTCTCGGCAGCAGCTACGGGAGGGAGGAAGCCGAAGCCACCAACGCCATAGCCGCTGCTAAAGCTAACAGGCTTCAGGGCTTCGCGTCAAGTTGGTGTAGTCCCGCGAAGTCCACTCTGCGACCGGATCAGTTTTAGTGTTGATGCGACAATGCCTTAGCTCACAATTGGCACACGATGACTTGGGGGGGATGGGGGCATCATGTGCAGGGAGTTCGATAGGTGGACGAGACCAGTTTCATGGAAGCGATCCCCACCAATCCTGAGCAGGAGGACATCTACCAGACTCTCAGGTCTATTGGCTCGGGCTCTCTCAAGCTGTACAGAAAGCTGACTCCTCCTGCCAGGTCGTGGTTCCTCCGCCAGGCTGAGCAGGTGATGGGTGGCGACACTGCCACCATCGAGGCTCTGTACTCGGTGGATTACAAGCGGATCCCGGCCGACCCGATGACGTTCCTCACCCACACGGACTACATGGGCCACATGCGGTGCTGGCCGGCGTGGGTACCGCTCTTTGAGCAGGTCTGCCGCCCGTTCTCTGGTGTGCGTGAGTTGATGCTGACCGGCGCACAGGGTCTCGGAAAGACGACGTTCGCCTCCGGCTTCGTGACGTCCTACAAGATCCACCGCCTGGCGTGCATGAAAGATCCAGCGCGCTTCTATGGGCTGGCGCCACGGACTCAGATCACGTTCGGGCTTTACGCGATGACGAAGAAGCAGATCCAGCGCGTGGGCTTCTACGTCCTCAAGGACCAGATGATCGAGGGCTCGCCTTTCTTCCGCGAGGTCTTCCCCAAGAGCCCGCACGGCAAGGAGACCATCCTGTGGGAGCATGGAGAGACGCGCATCCTGGTCGAGACCGGCAGCGAGCGCATCCACGCTATCGGCCGTGGCCTGTTTGCCGTCGTGGCCGACGAGTTGAACTACTACGACCGCGGCGTCCAGACAGCGAAGCGTGCGCGCGAACTCGTGTCCGAGTTGAGCAAGCGGCTCGGGTCGCGCTTCATCCAGTACGGTGGCGACATCCCTGGCGTGGCGTGCTTCGTCTCCCAGACGCGCACCGAGTCGGATTTCTTGGAGCAGCGCATCAAGAAGATGGGCAAGCGTCCAGGCGTGCTCGTAGTCCGAGGCCCGCGCTGGAAGTTCAACCCGCTTGGCTATGAGCATCCCCACGACCCGGACAACGGCTTGGACGGCGGCTTCCGCGATGGTGACGCTACGTTCCGCGTGTTCCGTGGGACCGAGACTGTTGATCCGGTCGTTCTGGACGTCGTTCTCCAACGCCCCGATGGTGGCTATGCCGTCACACCCGACCTGAACACCGAGCAGGACGCTTATCCCGCCGAGCACGTCATTGATGTGCCCGTCACTCACTTCCAGGAATTCGTAGACGACATCCACGATGCGCTCCGGCTGACCGCCGACGTGCCCTCCAGCGCGGCGACCCCGTTCTTCTCGCGCAAGGAGGTTGTCGGCGCTAGCTTCCGTGATGACCTCCCGTTCCCGTTCGCAACGCAAACCCTCGGGTGCTACGAAGGGTCCACGCTCCAGATCCGGCAGGGCTTCAACCACAAGGCCGTGACTGGCATCTTCATGGGGAAGCACGCGCCGCTGCGGCACCCGCAGGCTCCGCGGTACATCCACCTCGACCTCGCGTTCAGCAAGGACCGAGACGCCGACCGCGCCGGAATCGCGATGGTGCATCCTTCGGCGCACTACTTCGATGATCGTGACCCAGAGGACGATGAGGCGCAGGTCGGGGAACAGGTCGTCATCAAGGACATCGAGGTTGACTTCTACCTGGCGCTCGAAGGCGGCCCGTTCGGTCAAGCCATCGACTTCCTGAAGGTACGCATCTTCATCGAGTGGTTGAGGCGCATCGGGTTCTGGATCCGCAAGGTGTCGGCCGACTCCTTCCAGTCGTTCGACATGCTGCAGCGTCTTCGTGAGCAGGGGTTCGTTACGGAGGTCCTCTCCGTGGACAAGAACTCGAAAGCCTACAAGGTCGTGCGCCAGGTGTTTAGCGAAGGCCGCTTCGCCATCCCGTACCCGCGGGGTTACCTCCCGAGCCAGTGGGGCGACGTGGAGGAGGCTTTGAAGCGTGTTATTCTGTTCCAAGAGATTCTAGGTTTGGAGCACCACGTTCAGACCGATAAGGTAGATCACCGGGAGAAGAACCCGGACGGCTCGAAGGGCTCGAAGGACATCATCGACGGGATCACGGGGGCCAGCTTCGCGTGCATCATGGACAAGGTGAATCCTGGAGACGTTCCGACCGCTACGACGCCGCGCGCCGAGTTGACGGAGAAGCTCACCAAGTACATGCCGATGGTCTCCAAGTGGCTGCAGCAGGAGAGGGCGTGATGCTTGGGGAAGGCGATTACAGCGGGAAGCACTCCGCGCCCAGCCGTGACGCCGCCCCGCTCCACGACCTGACGCGCGAGGTACCCGAAGGCGGCCAGGTGTTCCCCGACGATGTGTACACGCACATGCGCTACTACCAATTCCACGAAGCGGCGTTAGAGCGGAAGGCAGAGCGTGTCATCCGTGCGGCCCGCGGTAAGCCAAACGCGATGGTCACCATCTATCGAGCGTTGCCAGCCGGGATGACGAAGATCAACCCCGGAGATTGGGTGACCATCGTGAAGGACTACGCTATGTCGCACGCCATCGAGTCGGGTCCCAACGGCGAGGACTGGCCTGTCATCGCAGCCAAGGTCAAGGCGAAGGACCTCCACACCAACGGCGACAGCCTCATGGAATGGGGCTACAACGGCGCTGGGTCAGTCTCTGCCTCTGTGGTTGAGACGCGCATGAAGCCGCGTGGCGTTCTGCTGTTTGAAGCTGGCTACGACGTGACGGCTGGGCCAAAGGAACGCGCTCGGCGTGAGAAGGCGGAGCGGGAGAGGCAAGCCCACCACGCGGCGCAGAAGGCCAAGTACGGGGATGACCCCAACGCGCCCGCGCAGGACGCACACGCAAGAGCGGCTGCCAAGAGGGCGGCCAGACGTGCCGCCAAGAAGCCGGTCCAAGAGGCCGATGTAGACATCCGCGAGCTTGAGCGCCAGGCCGCTCAAGGGGACGCGGATGCTAAGCGCGCGTTGCTTCGCGCTCGGCAGCGAACAGGCTATGCCGTGTACGGATACACGCAGAGTGGAAAGCCGATGCGCGCGGACTCCAGCCTAGCCGGTTCGCGCAGTCAGCGCGTTGTCGTCTCACCGTGGCTAGCGCAGTCCGTGTCCGGGTGGAGCCCACAGGACATCGCGGATGCTTACGCCTTGACCAAGCTCTACAGCAAAAAGCGCGCGAAGGACAAGCGGTGGGGAACGCGCGGAAGCCCAGACAGGTTTGCCCCGGAGACGTTGGGTTTCACGAAGCAGAGCGGAGCCCTGCATGATCTTCTCCGCCAACATCCTGACGTTGTCGCTGCGTCGGCAAAGTTCGACCGGCATGGTTTCCCTGGCAGCGGCATTGGCCATGCGGCGGTCGAGTACACCGATGCGGCAGAGCGCCACTACAAGAACTTCTTTCGGAAGGACCCAGGTAAAAAGATGTACATGCAATCGTACTTCGGAGGCGAGATGACCGAGGCCGCCGCTCCTCGGGGGCGCAACCCCCGAGATTGGGCGCCGGCCCCGCAGAAGGGGACATGGCCGCACCGCCAAGGAAGCGCCTACGCTGATGGCAGGGACATGGCGGCGAGCGCGTGGAAGCAGCATCCCCTCAGTTGGAGCAACATCCGCAATCGGTTCGACCGTTACTCCGACATTCCAGGCGAGTGGTACGACGACGACTTCCACACCTGGTACGTCAACAACGGTTCATCTTGGGCTGGGCCTTATAGCTCGAAGGGCAGAGCCGCAGAAGCGATGCTCCGCGCGCAGTCGGACTACGATCTTTGGGTCCGCCGGGGGTCCGACCTCTCCGACCCCGAGCATTACGACACCTGGCGGCCTAACGACCGCTCATTTCTGACCATCGTGAAGCCTTACAGGGTGGGGTGAGCATGGCCGTCCCGTTCCAGAAGCATCAGAGCCTCGCGGAGATGTTTCTACACCCCTTCGCGAACCTGAAGGCAATCCAGGGTCTAGATCGCCTTCCTGATCGTCGCGTCTCTCGCACACCAAACCGGATGGCGGACCAGCGCGATCCGTTGCGTCAAGGAGCCGGTTCGGCTTCGAGCATGTACAAGGCTCTTGGCCTGTACTCGTACGAGGAGAGCCGCATCCAGTTGTACGAGAACTTCCGCGAGATGGACTACGACGCGCTCATCGCGAGGATCCTGGACGAGTTTTCTGGTGACGCTTGCCAGGTCAGCCCTGAGTTCAACCGGGTCATCCGCGTCTCGGCCGACAACCCCGAGATCAGGGTGCTAGTAGAGCGCGCCCTCGCCAGAGGCAGGTGGGAGGAGCGGTCGCCCCAGATCACCCGTGCGATGGCTCGTGATGGCGACGTGTTCATGCACCTCGCCACAGCCCGCGGCGCTGGCGTCGTGGCGACTCGACCCTACGAACCATGGCAGGTTGCTCGGATTGAGGACGACATCGGCCGGCTCATCGCGTTTGCCCCCGCGGATGACCGCGGCGAGCCTCTGAAGGAGCAGAGCCATTCCGTTCCGTACTGGAAGGTCGCGCACTTCCGGCTGCCCCCTCGGAACCTCACCGAGATATACGGTGCCGAGGCGAGCTACCTCTGGGGCTCCCGCATCACCTGGCGCCAGCTTCAACTCATGCTCGACCAGGTGGTCATCCAGCGGTTGCTTCGCCGGCCAGACCGACTCCTCATCATGATGGACACCACGGGGCTCAGCCACGATGACGCCTACATGGTCTGCTGTGATTGGGAGCGCCGCCTCCATCGAGAGTGGCACTTGGATCCGTCGTCTCAGCAGTTCACGAACGTAGGTGTTCCCCTCGACGGCGCGAAGGACGTCATTCTCCCGCGAGGACCCAACAACGCGACGGAGATCAGCAACTTTCCGGCCACGAACCAGAACGACTTGCTCCGCGACCTCGACATGAAGTACCGCGATCTTGCCAACGGCATCGGATTCCCTCACGGGTTCCTCCGCGGCGAGGGCAACTACAATATGGGTCAGTCGCTCTCGCGTCAGAGCCAGCCGTTTGCCAAGCGCGCGAGCAGGCTCCAGCGCGCGTTCCTACATGAACTCGTGCGCGTCTGCATGATCGACCTGGCCTTCTGCGGGCTCGACGTGAGGAAGCCGGAAAACGGCTTCACCCTGCATATGTCGTCGGTGGCCCCGATCTTGGAGTTGGAGCATCACGAGGTTCTGCAAATGAAGTTGGACCGCATGGACAGGTACCTCCGTCTGGGGGCTGACAACCAATTCAACCCCGAGGTTTGGGTGCCTTGGGTGCTCTCTACGCACGGTGGCCTGCCGGACGATCTGATTTCTTCCATACTCAATAAGGCGGCGGAGCAGGAGCAGCAACAACAGGAGTCACGCACGCGCGGAAACAGCAAGATCGTCAAGATTCCGTCGGAGTCTGAGCTACAGGACGCTCTTGACGCGGCATTCCCCACACCGCTTGGAGACCAGCAGGTGTCCGCGAACCAACTCACCGAGCTTGACGGCTGGGATGAGCAGGTAAGACCACTCGTAGAGGGAAGCGGGCACACGAAGCCGAGCAGCAGCTTGGTCGATGACAAGAAGGCTGAGACTGCGTTCAAGGTGGACGATGGCCGCGCCCGCCTTTTCAAGGTGCGGGAGAGGAGCGCGCGAGCCAGGCAAGCCCTCATCTCGGCGGTCGCTAGTGGGTCTGTGCCGCAGCTTTTCGGTGACCGATGAGCATCCGTTCGATGCCCAACAGCGAAGCCTACCGCGAAGGCCACAAGCGCATCTTTGGCGACAAGCCCCGCCCGCTCGCACCACCGCGATGTCCTGACTGCGGCAAGAACCCGTGCGATCCCAACTACGTTCACCCAATCAGGGTGGTGAAGTACGTTCCGGTCATGGAGACCTGCCGGCCTTGCAACGAAGAATACCCGCGAGGCGAGCCGTGCCCGCGATGTGGCCGGAGCCTCTTGTTGGGATGACACGGCACCATCAGGGTAAGAAGGTCCACGCGGGGCTGTTTCACTACCGAGGGTACGCGGTGGAGTACAACGAAGAGGCGCAGAAAGGCGAGCGTTGGTGGGTGCGCAAGATCGGCCACGGACTTCACGACTGGCCCGACTCTTACTCAACGAAGCAAGAAGCGTACGCGGCCGTTGACGGGATGTTGGACGAGACCCACGTTCGGCCTGTGCGCTGCACGAACACGGTCCCGGTCGTCGAAGGTGTAGAGGACTGGCTTTTTCATGTCACTGGCGGTCGCATTGAGGACACGTTAGAAGCCATCGCTAAGACAGGGCGTTTGCAGCCCAACAAAGAACTTCCTCCCGAAAGGCGCTTCATCTCTTTCTCTGAAGGCAAGCCAACCTACTGGGGTTGGTACACCTTGGTATTCAGAAAGAGGACCATCATCAACAACTTGGTGCCCGTGGAATACACCGAGGCATGGGCGCGCAAGAACCCTGACAGGCTTGCCTACATCACGAACATGGAACCAAGCATGTTCAAATCAAAGGAGGAGTGGTTCCAGGAAGCAGTTTACGGCTATCAAGGGCTGTTGTCGATGGCGCACGAGAGCGAGTGGATGACGCGCCGTGTAGGAGCATCGATACCATTCAGTACGGGTTCCCTGGTCGCTGTTATGTCTTTGGATGGGTACAAAACCAAGTACGTACGCAAGCTGTTTGCGCACCTGCTTCCCCCTCAGTACGTCGTTCCGCTCAGCGTTGGGATGAAGCGCATCAAAGCGCGGGCTCCGCTGGTACCACTCTCACCCGGTAAGACCGACAAACATCCAATGACCATTAAAGCGGTGGAGTCTGTAGGCGGCACGCGGCTGATCCTCATCGAGAATGATCCAGGCGCTGATGGTCTGGATCCTTTCGATGGTCTGGATCCGCTGACTCGCGCAGAGGTATGCCATGCCATCGAAGGGCCGCCGCAGGGTGAGTTGTTGGAGGCTGCCAGCCTTCAGCAAAGGCTAAACGACCTTCGCTCGAAGATGGCCCGCGCTGCTCAGAAGGTCGTAGACGAGTGGGAGGTTGATGAAGACGGCCTAGACGATGAGTTTGGCGGCGGCGGCGCGTGCGACAAGGTGGGGAGCCAGATTGGCGAAGTCCTGATGCACGCTGGCATCGACTACATCGACGGCGGTCAGGATGGGGATGACCACGCCTGGCTCATCGCGTTTGATTCGGCTTCACGCGAGGCGTTTGGCGTGAACATCCCAGCCGGCGTGTACGAGACTGGTGGCGGGTATTCTTGGTCGAAGATCCCTGGTGCACAGATCAGGCCGTTAGACGTTGACGTCTGGCCCATCGACTACGAGGACATCGCGGATGCCGTTGATGACCTTGAAGAAGCGACCGCGCGCATCGGGCGCCGGAAGGTAAGGTTGTCGCCCCGCGCTGCTGCGATGGCGAAGCTGGCCTACAAGCGGTCGGCCCGCCGCCGCAACGTGATGCTTGAAGGCAAGCGAACGGAGGCGAGCGTCCGCGCCGCCAAGATGACCATCACTCGCCTTATGCGGAAAGGGGAGAGGCCCGAGACGAACAAGGCTTTGGCACGCGCCCTGGATCACGTCTACGACACCCACCTAGAGCGCCGGTTTCACGGAGGGCGCACCAAGGCCGTCGAAGAAGGCAAGGGGGAGCTACTTGAAGCTGACGACCTGAAGGCGGTCATCGCCGGACTGAAAGCGCGGCATCACCTAACCCAACTCGATGTGACTCGCACCGATGCTGAGGCGTTCGTTTTGCACACCATCAAGGTGGACCCTGAACGACGCGGAGAAGGCCACGCCGCAGCGGCGATGCGCGAGTTGTTGGCGTGGGCCGACGAGCGGAACTACACCTTGGCGCTGACACCTTCCGCGGATTTTGGAGCCAGCAAGGCGCGGTTGTCGCGCTGGTATCGCTCGTTGGGCTTCGTACCCAACAAGGGGCGCAACAAGGATTGGCGTTTCCGAGAGACGATGGTACGGCTGCCGGAGTCGTTGGATGAGCGCCGCGGGGAGTGGCTGTTTCACACGACGTCGATGAAAGCTCTCCCCCGCATCGCGAGAAGCAAGGAACTACACGGCGACCGTGAGGACGTGTCCGAGGTCACCATCTCGATGAAGTCCACGTCCGGCTTGCCTGGTCGAGAGCTACGCTTGCCTGGAGTGTCAGCCAAGGAGGTACGTCGAGCCCGTAAGACCGTCTTGGCGCTGCACGACAAGCTAGGCCACGCGGCGCCTGGCAAGTGGTCTAGGATGTGTTCCCCGCAGAGCGAAGCTGATGCGCTCATCAAGCGGAACCGCGACCTGTTCCCGCGGGGAATCCTAGACGCCCTCGACGCGGGCGGCGTTCAACACATGCTCATGCTCTACGCGCTGACGTTCGTCCGCGGCGTCAAGCTGACGGAGACCATCGCGGAGGGCAAGACCTACAGTCGCGCCGAGCACACCAGGTTGAAAACCTGGTTGGGGAGGAAGCTCCAGGCGGATGGGCTCTCGGCATCCGAAATCCTGTCTGCTTTCTTCTCTGACAGTGGCGATCCTTTGGACGACGTAGCTACGAACTTCGACCTTGACACAGTCAGGTGGTCGGATCTGGAGGAGACCCGCAAGGAGCTGTACGAAGGAACGCAGCGGAGCCTACGAGCCCGCGGCCTAGGCTCCACGTTCACCGTGTACCGTTACGGTCCGATAAGGCGAACCATCGTACCCGACCTTACAGCCGTTACCTTGAGCCCCCGCGCTGCCAGGAGCGGGGCGCGGAGAACGAGCCAGGCAGCGAACGTCTACACAGTGAAACGCTCTGGTGTGATGGTTGACATTGAGGCGTTTTGGCCTGTTCGGAGCTTGGCCGAGGAGGAGCTTGTCGTTCGGCCGGACGCCCTGACGTTGGTAGGTCCTCTCACAGAAGGCAAGGCCATCGGCTCCTCAATGCTCAAGGCCAACGTCGGAGAGCGAGACCGTCCGTTGCGCGTCATGGATCCGTCTACCATTCGTCGGTCGATTCGCCAGGCCGGAAGCAACGCGCCCCGCGCACTCCAACAGGTCTATGCTGAGGCCAGGCTGGCGTTGCCGCCCATCGTCAGCCGCCTGTCCACTGGCGCCATCACGTTGGCTGATGCCCAGCTTCGATCCGCTGTCGCACTCAAGCGTCTCTACGAGCGGATGCGCAAGATCGGTCGCCGTGCGTCCGGTCTCCGTGAACTTGGTGCCGACGAGGCCCTTTATCGGGAGGAGGAGCGGTGGTTTCGTTCAGCCGTCCGTGAGGAACTAGGGTACTGGAACACGTTCCTGAAAGAGGTCGTAGATGGACGCGCCAGGAACATCCCCAAGCGGATCGGCGCTTACATCGACGCGCTCCGCTTCATGTACGAAGCCGCCCGCGTTCAGGCAATGCCGGACAACGTTCTCCTCCATTGGGTAGGCCCTCGCGATGAGCGGCTGTGCAAGGGCTGCGCTTACCTCATGGAGATGTCCCCCTTCGTGAAGGACAACATCCCAGCCGTGCCTCGGGATGGAAGTACGAGTTGCCTCACGCACTGCCGGCACCGTATCGTGGTCCGTGTCGCCAACAACCTGAACGAGGTCGTTCGACGCCGCCAGCAGCTACCGAGGCGTGACGAGATGGTCCGAGAACTCAAGAGGCTTCAAGGTCGGGGAGGTCGAGCGTTGGCGCAGACTGCCGACGCCAAGGCGCGCAACCCATTCGCAGGCGACCCGCTCACTCGCCGCGTGTCGAGGCCAATATGACATTGTTGCCCGTCATCGAGATGGCCAGCTTCAAGGAGCAGGACATCCCCAAGTTCTTCTACCTTGAAACTAGGATGGATCAGGAGTTTGCCAAGGACCTTGCGGCCGGTGCGCTGGATGGGGTTTCTGGTATCGGCGGGAACGGCGAGATCGAGTACGAGTACTTCGGCAGCGGACGCAAGGACGTGTCTCTGGTCATGCCAGGTAAGGAGACCGTCCGCCTGAACAAGCTCTCCAGGGTGATGTACTGGAACCCTCACTACATGCTCTCCAAGAACATGGCGGCGTTGCAGCGGGTGTGGAGCACCGACGCTGACGGCGCGGTCAACCGCATCGCCCGTTATCTCAACGAGCTACTTGGCGACAGGCTTGAGTGGGACACCGGGAGCCTGAACGGAGACCATCACGAGCGCGGGAGCCCACCCATCAACAACGTTCAGGACTTCATCAAGCTGGTTCACTCCTACCTGGAGCGCAGGCTCGTGCCCGGCGCTCAAGGAAAGTACGGCGGCTCCATCACCTGGCTCCCTCGCGCGGCGAAGGAAGCGCGGGAGGTGCTCAAGTGGTCGTACGACAAGTGGGTGCGTGTGCTGACCTCGGTTGGCGAGATGGTCCACGCCAACTACGAGGCGGAATCGGAGTGGGTCGTCAAGAACCGCAAGCTGCGTGTGCCTCGCGGGTCCAAGATCCGCATCGCGACGAAGTACGAGCGCCGCCTGCACCAGGGCATCATCGATGAGTATGGTCTAGGCCGTCTCTACGATGTGGAGTTCGTGGACGAAGCTGAATGGGAGAAGGTCAAGTGGGACAAGTTCTCCGGCATCGTGTCCCGCCACGCGGCTAGGCATAAAGCTGTGGTGGCCCGCGGGCTGGGCGAGGCCGACTACGTTGGAGACCCCAAGTTGGGCAAGGAGCTTCACAAGGTCGGCTTCAAGACGATGGGACAAGCCAAGCAGGCGGCGCGCGTGCGGAGGGGACAGGTCCGTCTCGACAAGCTGCCTCGGAAGATGCGCAAGAGGCTGTTGGACCCGCGGCGCAAGGACCTGCTCCACGACAAGCGGATGGCAGAAGGGCGCTCAGATGAGTTGCTCTCACAATACGGGTTGAAACGCGGACAGCGTGTCTCCATCACAGCGGCAAGCGGCAAGGTACACACAGGGACCGTTCAGGGGTTCTGGTACATGGACAACGGATCGCCCGGCGTGACGTTGGAAATGGACCCAGGTCACTGGGCGAAGCAGGGCCGTAAGCGGACACCCATCGCGCACTACCCCATCACCAACCTCGATGCTAATTACCGTAAGGAATCGTTGGGTGAAGCCAACGATGGTGGCGACTGCTACGAGGCAGCAGTCAATTACCTCATGGAGCACGGAACGCTTGGTCTGGGTGAAGCTGCGGACGCGGAGCTAGACAATCTCACCGCGTTGATGGACATGAAGGACGCGCTCCTGCGTGGGGATCTACGTCCCAATGATGCCATCAAGCGCGCCAAGGCGATTGGGAGCGCCATCGGTGCGTTCGACAAGATTTGGGTGGAGACCGTCCTCAGCACAGCCGCGATGCTCATCGAGTGGGAGAAGATTGAACGCCGCCGCCCCAAAGGGCTACATCTGCGCGGCAAGCGCGGGCAACAGTTGTTCATCACCAAGTCCGCGAGGAGTGATGCTCCATCTAACCGTCCCTGGCAACTAAGCAATGGGGATGACGTGAAGCTGCGCGACGGCAGCAAGAAGTTCTTCATGTTCGGACACAACTACCAGCCGTCGATCCGTGCCGCGTTCATCGATGCTTGGGAGGAGAACGGCCCGCTCAAGGTGCTCGACATCGCGGAGAGCTTGGAGGAAGCGGAGCGGATCAAAGACTTCAAGCGAAGGATCCAAGCGGAGACAGCCCGGTTGATGCGGTCCATCCCTCCTGGTGCTAAGACCGTTCTCCTGAAGGACGACGATGGCACTACAATCATCCACCGTGGAGTCCGCGGTGACGAGGATCCTGGAAAGCCGTGGCAGGCCACAGGGTTCTTGCTGAACGGGACGCCCTACACGCATTTCAACCACGAAAGCATCAGGGCCGCTGTACAAGACGCGATGGTGCGTAAGAAGAACGTCCGCCTACTTCGTGCTGAGGCGCTTTCTGAAGCCTTCGAGTACGGACTTCGTCTCCGCCCCCCAGGACCCGGCGCGGTCCCCAAAGGCTTCAGCGCGCTCGGCACGAACCCACGCTTCCGCCACGGCACCGTGAGCTACGACCGCAAGCTGACACCCGCAGAGGTTTACAACTTTGAGCTTGAACCGCTGTTCGGGCAGGCCGGAAAGGGCGCGGCGTTGCTCGCGCTCCCGCGCGCTACAAGCATTCGTGAGTTGACCGCTTTCGCCGTCAAGGTCCTGCGCACGTTCCCCAAGCTGAAGCAAGACCTGATGGCCGCGGTCAAGGACGCCAAGGAAAACGTGGCGGACGGGGACGACGAGAAGCAGGCAGTAGGCTTCGCGCACCAGACCATCGCGTCAAAGCTGGAGGGCATGACCGAGTCGTTGGATGAGCGTAGTTTCGTCTTGAGCGACATCCCCAAGGACTTCCGAGTGGTGTTCGATCTTGGGTCGAGCGAGGACTACGGAGACGCGAAGGCGTGGAAGGCCCTAGCCATCGGGAGGTTCGACAACATCCGAGGCATCAGTGACACGGGACTCATCGAGCCGCAGTTCTTAGGCGTAGCTCGTAACGCTGAGTTGGTGATGCCAGGCAAGGCGTTTGCATCAGCCAACAAGGTTACGCGCATCCTGTACGACAACCCCAACTACATGCTGTCGAAGGATGCCTGGGCGTTGCGCCGCATCTTCCAGTCCGACACCCGAAACCGTGAGCGGGGGATGTCCCACACGCTTCACAATCTGTTCGATTACATGCTAGGAGCATGGAAGGCTCAGGGTCTCGGCAGGTTCGCGGATGCCGTCAAGTACGGGAACGGCCACTACCAGTTGGCCGACCTGATAGCGGAGCGCGGAAAGAAGATCGACGGCGTGAGGGGATTCATTCGCGCCATCCGCGATGCGCTTGACCATCTCCCAGCCGATTGGCGTGAGGAGCGCATCCGACCGCTGGCCAAAGGTACGGCGGACTGGTCCGATGCCGAGTGGGCCAAGTGGATCGTGGCTGCGATCAAGACGACGGCGATGATCTACAAGAACGAGGGCGAGTGGGTCGTCAAAGGTGACTCCCTCACCATCCCGTCAGGCTCGACGCTGCGGGTGCTCATCGGAGGAGACAAGGACATCCCGGATGCCGTGTGGAAACGGTACATCCGGCTGTTCGGCTACAGCGGTAAGAAGCCGGCGGTCATGTTCCAGGATGACATCCCCAAAGAGGAGCGCGTGCCTGTGAACCATCCCGCTAGCTTCATGGGGTGGGAGTATGCGCTGTCGGAGCGCGGCTACATCCTTGGACGATTGAAGGATCTGGGCATCCTCAGCAAGTACACGGTCGAGTTCGTGAAGCCTGCTGAGTTCAAGGCGGCTCAACAGGATTGGTGGGCGACTCGCGAGAAGGGTGGAGTCTACAAGGCCCCTGCTGGGTACGCACCAGCGTACGAGTCTCTGGTTGAGGCCATGCGCTCAGTTGTGTCTAAGGGCATCTACGCAGCTTTAGATGGAATCAGAATCACGCCGTCGTTTGGTGGAAGATTGGCAGGGCGTGGGGGCATGACGGCTAAAGCTAGACCGTCCATCG